ATTATCTTTCTTCTTAAATACGACCATATGTATCTCAAAACCATATGTAGAAGGGTTAGTAGTTGAATCATAAGGCAGACTTTCTAAGAGACCACGAACCCGCAATTTGCAATTACTGATTTCGTTTCCTTGTCTCTGTTCTTGTTCTAAACCTTGTGCGACAGACATACTTGAAAGGATATTATTTACCTGTAATCCATTTCCAGCAAATAATCCATAACCACTAATATTACTATTATTATATAACTGAATAACTTTTTGTTTAGTTTCCGCTTGCTTATGAACAACGCTCATAACACGCTTTTCAAAAGTCATTTTAGACTTGGGTTTGCGAGCATACTTTCGGCGAGGTGCTTTGGGTTTCTTCGTATAAGGCATTTTATAACTTATACTAAGATATTATTTTATTTCTTCCACAGAAGTTAAACGACGTTTAACTTGTGCTAATTCGTTTCCTCCCCAAAAATATTCAGGTGGGTATTCACATGTAATATATATATAAGGTGAATTAAGTTGTGTATATCCGCCTTTTACTTGTATAGGCATTTTGTATCTATCTAATATACGAAGTAAAACTCTAAATGGTATTTTATTATCAAAGTCATCTATTATTATTGCTTCATTCTGTTTATATCCATCCCACCATATAGTGTTGTCCTTAACATAATGGTCTGCGTGTTTGTCTATGCAAAACTTCGTTTTGCCGACACCCGCTAAACCCCAACGCCAATATACTTTGGGTTGGTCCGTACGGGGTATAGTTATAGCATCAAACATTTTCTCTAAACTCCTTGAATATTTCATATACAGGGTTGGATAATCAAACATTACATCCGTTAATGTTATTTTGTGTTCTTTTATAAGTTTCGCTACGCTTTCTATATCGTTGCGTTTGCCTTGCTGACTCACCTCACCTACCTCATAAAAGTCTCCTTGTTTGCTACAATACTCTCTATTTTGCTCATCGTTTCCTTTTGCTATTTCTAAATGAGCACGAGTGAGATATTTTTTTACTTTTGCTAATGTTAATGCGTCTTTTAATCTTATATATCCTTGTAAGTGTGGAGTTCCAATATCACCTATTTCCTTACCATATATGCCGTAAGCACATAATGAAAATAGTTGCCTAACACCAAATATATCACTATCGCTATAATTGTTTATTGTAAAACACCAACAACGATTTCTTTGGTTCTTCATTATAATATTACTAAATATTTTAATTTTTTCTAATTTAACGCATTATTTTTATAATTATTCCTAAATATACTTAATTCTTGTTCCACAGAAGTAGAGGGGTAATACTAAACCCTCTACTTCTGTTCCTTTGTTCTATTTTATACTTTTTTTAATTAAAAGAAAGCATAAACTATTCACAATCAGGTTTTGCGGTCGGATTTATTGTATTATTCGCCTAAGGGCGAATAAGACAATCTCCCGTCAAAAATTGTTCTAAACTTTGGTTTTTTTATTGTCGCTTCGCTCCGTATGCGTCCGCCTAAAACATCCGTCAGTTTAGAAATCGTCATATGTAAGCATAGCGTCCATAGTGAGTTGTGCTCGTGTAATCCCAGTTGGAGAAGAACCATCGGCATTTACAACATAAAAACCAATAGAACACCAGTCATTAGTAGGGTCTGTTAAACTATCATTAAACTTTAATTTTTTAGCAATAGGTATATCGCAATAAAATCGCCTAAATGTATAGGTATTTGGTTGAGTAGCAACTTGTTGATTTGAAAAGGAAGTATTAACAATATGAGCATTCATCCTAAATACTCTAACTTTCTTAATAGTATATAAATCTTTATTGTAAGGATACATAGTATTTATAAGACTTCCATCGCAGGTCGTAGTTAGATTTCCCGGAGCGGTCTTTAAAAAACTCGCATCATTATTAGGATTATCTTTCTTCTTAAATACGACCATATGTATCTCAAAACCATATGTAGAAGGGTTAGTAGTTGAATCATAAGGCAGACTTTCTAAGAGACCACGAACCCGCAATTTGCAATTACTGATT